GCTCGAAATATTCTATTTTATCTAATAATTCTTTTGGTAGTATCATAATTCAGTAACCTCTTATTTATATATTAGCACAGAATGATCTATTATTCAATTCTTTTTCGTTGGGCAAAAGCTATCTCCGGATGTGCGTCTGCGGAATCTTGCTCGTTTACCCACTCCAGGTTAATGCAAACATAATTGCATCCTCTGAATTTTCAAACCACCACTTAGTATTAGTATAATGATGATAAAAATGGCCAGTTGATTCTTGTTCAACACACCATTTATGAGATTGTTTAATTGAGTTACGAGGACACGGAGGTGTCACATGCCATAGATTCTGTCTATGTTCTTTTGGTGGATTGCACCATTTCATTATATTTTTCCATTATTTTTGATTTTCCCGCCCCCCGTGTTGCTGCATATATTACAAGCTCACCGGGTTTAAATCCCCAAAGTGATTTATAATACGGAGTAGATAATTTCTTCCACATGTCTTCTTTATTTTTGTCATTATTGCTATCCCAATTTGGGTCAATCTGATTGTACGGATACAAAGTTGCAATATCATTATTGTGTACCCAATTAAATTTTGGCGTTGTACGCTTTAAACGTTCCCAAACTTCTTCTTCTTGTTCTTTTGTTAATTTATTTGCCATTTTTCAAACTTTCATTATATATATAATTATCAGCGTGTGCTTTTTTAACTCGCACATCGTCGCATATCTGATTTAAATATTCTTGGAGGAAATAAGATTCTTCTTTTGTAAATGTTTTGTTATCTGGATCGTCGATCCATGCTGTAAGAGCCTTCATTTTTGACCCGTACTTTAAAATTAAATAAGAGGTCATCTTTAATTCATCCATATCTAGTTCCTTTGTAGCGACGCATTACGCCTAGCTAGCGTAGCATATATTTTTATTAAAGTCAATAGTTTACGTAGATAATCTAATCCAAAGTATTTCTTTTTTTAATAGCCGCTGGAATTCTTCTGAGTCATCTTCATAAACTACGTGATCCAATCTATATCTAAAATGCTGAAAATTGATATTAGGATATCGCTGGCCTCTGAGTTTTGTCCATAGTTCACCAAAATTATTATAATTGTTATTTTTATGTTGGTACTCTAACATTAGTTTATTTCGGACATTGGAACACTATTTTCTTGCAAGTTGTATTCGTACACTTGAAGGAACTTCACTTCTTCTTTTGAGAATTGTCCGGTAGGTCCCCATACCCATTGTTGGTATGCACTGTACACTGAACCATATTTCAAGATTAAAAAAGTTCCAACTGAGTTGTTTTTCATAGTACCCTTCTTTTGTAACGATTACGAAATCGTGTGATAAGTGTAGCAGGAAAAAACTGCAAATGCAAATTATTTGGCTAATTTCATCCATGTATTAAATGCGTTTAACGCATTCCGAAATTCAGTGTTATCACTTTCGTACTCAACATTAAAAATACGGTAACGGTAACGGTCGAAATTAAAAAGGATGTGATTCCATTGTGGGAGCTTTTGCCAATTTTCGTTACTAAAGGCTGATGCGTGTCGAAATTTATATTCAATCATATTTTTTTCATGTGGTTTGCTTGTTGCCTTGTCTGCTTGCAGCAATAGCATAACAATGTAATTAGATAATGTCAACCTTACCAGAACTTACCAAATTACTTGCTTTTTTTTAAAAAATGATGTATACTCAAACTTTCATCGCAGGAGAAAGAATCCAGCTCATTGGAAACTTTCGAAAAGGGCAGTGTTTACTTTATTTTTACTAAATTCTAATGTAGCCAGTTTGGTTGCAATTAATACATTTTCCGAGTATACTCAATGCGTTCCGCAAGAGTACTTGCCAAAGAGAGCAAAGCGACAATGGTAACGAGTAAACGAGTTCCCAGCAAGTTCCCCGGAATTGACATTAGAGGCCTTATGAAATTAATAATAGCAGGAAGTAGACACTTAACAGATATAGACAGTGCAGGTATTAACACACTAATCGAATATTGTGAAATTGAAAATGTAACAGAAATTGTTTCTGGGGCAGCAAAAGGTATTGATTCAGTTGGTGAACAATATGCTAAGGATTACAATATCAAACTAACAACATTCCCAGCCCAATGGGATCGGTTTGGAAAAGCCGCCGGATATATTCGTAATAAAGAAATGGCTGAATACGCTGATGAATTATTATTAATATGGGATGGTAAATCTAGGGGATCGAGTAATATGAAAGAAGTAATGCAAAAATTAGATAAGCCTGTCAATGATATTACTGTTTAACGTAGTACGACTTTCTTGAGTGGAAACTGTAATTCTAACCAATCCTGTCCTAGCATCCAGAAAATCAACTCTTGTTCTGTGTTTTTTGCCCCAAGCCTTAAGTGTTCTTTTTTCTAACGCTGTGAATTGACTAGGGCCAATCAAGTGCTCTACATATGCATTAGGTAAACTTCCGTATTTTAAGATTAAGAATGTTTCAGTTTTTCCCATAATATATTACCCTTTAGTGCTTTGATGAATGCTGGATTGTACTCTTTAAAAACAACACCGTTTATTCTAAATATACAATTATCAAAATCAGTTGAGTAGATGGGCGTTTTATAATAAAGGCGAATCCAGTTACCATCTTTATAAAAAATTTTAGTTAAATGCTCAATCACTTTTTAATTTATTCCACATTTTTTCTTTTTTAAATGCTTCAAAATATTCATCTGATCGTCCTTCAAATACAACGCCGTTGATTCTTACACTGTACCAATCTATAATAACAGGTACCACACTGTTGCTAACTTTGCGCCAATTAGTGTCTTGGGTTTCATCTTTAACTATTTCTTGGACTTCAATCATTAAAATCCTTGTAATGCAAACCAAATTGCATCTGCTTCGTTTTCAAACATTATACCGTAGTACGGGAATAATGTACAAAATCTACCTTCAGATTTATGCTTTATACACCATGATATTCCGCGACTATTGCTTCGATTAGTGATCGAAATCTTCTCCCATCCTTTGTGGGTTGCTGCTGGGATATCATATGTACGTCTCATTTAAAATCCTTGTAATTTAAACCAAATTGCATCTGCTTCGTATTCGAAATAATAATCAACCCATGGCATCTCAGCACAAAATTGGCCCTTAGACTCATAGTTGGAGCACCACCGGACTGGCTGTTTTCTCCAGGAATTGTTTACTGTCACTAAGTGCCATTTATTTTTTATAGCATAGGTTTCGTTGTTAATCTGGATCATACAGCAAGTTAACACATATAACTATTTTTGTCAATTTTACCAAAAAACTTGCTTTTTACTAGTAAAAGTTGGTATACTTAGTCTTCGTAAGCGATCGAAGAAGCAGTGAAAACGAGGTTATAGTACGGAGTAGTAAAGAATTTACACACGTAGTACCAGAACTGAATTATCGCTACTTCAAGTAAAAGGCTAGTACTATGAATTTAGAAACAACAATGTTTAATAAAGATCACCCGTATGGAGTTGGTTTCAAATGGCGACCTATTGGAATACTAGTCAATTTAGAGTTGTGGTGTGAGAAAAATTGTCAGGGTACATTCATTTATCAATATACTAATTCAACTTTATGGTTTGAAAAGGAATCTGACGCTATGTTTTTTAAATTAGCTAATAGGCTCGTGAAATAAAAGTCAAAATAAAACCCTCCGAAAAGGGTTTTAAATATCATTAATTAACTAGATTTTATAATTCAACGAGCGAAAGGAATTTCGCGCCGTAGTCTGTCTCTTTAAAAATAACAATAAATTCATTACCTATAATAAATTCATATTTTCCAGAGCCTAAGGGTGTGCCTATAGGCAATGTATCGTTTAATATTGCATTATACAACTGTTTTAAGTCTGACTTAGCTAGCGTGTTGTCATCCAGCCTGTATTTATATCTAGTCAGACTTTCGGCAAATGTATCAGTGACTGTAATCCGCTGAGACAAACTACCACCCTATTATAGTATTAATTTTCCGCTCAGCGTCCCGGACTGAAAGTGGATTATCAGGTTCAGCTTCTGCTCTGTTAATTTGTTCCCATTCTTGCTTAGTAAGGTTCCTGGTGGGTTTTTTAGCTATGGGCTTTTGTACCCGCAATGATAGACTATCAGATCGTTTACCTTCATTACAAATATTTAAATATCTAGTCATTTCTACATCAGCCATCTTAACATCCTTTTATTAATTGTATTTATACAATTATATTACCGAAATTGAGTTTTGTCAAATAATTCGGTTGGTTTTATTCCTTTTTATTGTATCTCTAATTTTTTGCTTCTGTTCTTCGCTCATTGGCTTACCTTTATTATGTGCTGGCTTACCTTTTTTAATAGCTGACATTTTTGCTAATGTTTCCGCTGAATGTTTCCGACCATACATCCCATTATTTTTCCCTGAGGTCGATTTTGACATCTTTGCTCTATAAGCATCAGTGACTGGTGGTTTTGGTTTGCCTTTGTTAGCTGCACTTATCTTTCGTTTATGCTCTTCTGATTTTGGTTTACCTTTGTGAAAATTTGAAATCTTTTTATTTGATTCCGGGGTGGGCATAACATAGCCTGCAATATTTTGATTAATCCATTTAGGATCATGCAGTACTTTACAACGCCTTAGAACTTTAGTCTCCCAATTTGTTGCTTGCTCAGGAGTTTTAAATATTTTTCGAACTTCAAAGTCAAAACTATCAGCTCCGTATTCATTAATAAGGTCTTTTATTTTTGGACTACTTGTAAAATATTTGGTCCACAGGTCCTCAGCTATAGGAATTTTCTTTTTAACGTTTTGATATCGTACACCGTAATAATAGGTGTTAGTTGGTTTGTGTTTTAATAGGTATGTGTAAGGTTTCATAAAAAGTATTTAGTGCGACTTCACCCTGGTAACATTTTTACTAGCCAAAAAAAAGCACTGTTACCAGTGCTTTTAATTTGTTTCGATTACTTTAGAGTAAACGTATTAATATTAACTAAAAGTTAAGTTATTAACTCCTATCTCCCCTAAATAATCTCCAGCATTACCAAAAGATGATGCAGTGTTAGTGAGCTCGATATAGCCATACCTGGTCATAAAGCTTACTACTGGTTCAAAAGTAGATGGATCTAATATAACACCACTGCTCATTAAAGGAATATAAGGGCAGTAGAACGCTGGTGCGTCTGCTTCACTTGATCCTTTATAACCAACAAGTACTGGAGTTGTTTCTGGTGCATAACTATCAACATAAATCTTCATTGCTGAGTTAAGTGTACCAACAAACTTAGTATTAGTCGGAGCTTCAAATGTACCTTCAGTTGTACGTGCAAATGCAGAGGTAGTAGCTGATTGTAATACAGTTAATGCAGCTGATGAAACAACAGCATAGTTACCTGCACCACGTCGAGTACGTTGAGCAATAAGGTTTGCAACACGATTAATAAGAACAGCTAATGCAGCATGTTCATCACCTACAAACGTAGCAGTACCTGAAACAAGTGCTTGATCGTATGTAAATTCTGTGCTTGCTAATGAACGTAAAGAAAGTAAAATCTCTTGATCAATTTCAGCTGTAATTTCTTGTGCTAGAGCAGCCATAATTTCTGCTTCAACATCAATACCGTGCATAGCTTGAGCATCTTGTGCTGATTCAAAGGTCCAACGCGCTTGTAACTTACGTGTTTTAGCTTCTACAGCTTGTTTCAAGATTTGAACGTTGACATTTCTGCCGCCTTCGCCTTCCATGGTTGCTGTTGGTGCTGCACGATAATCATTTTGTACTGCGCCTACACCAGCAGAATATGCTTGTGCAATTTTGAATGGACTTAATGCTTCATCGCCAGCTTGTACGCTAGTTTGTGCATTTGAGTTATCAGTCATTGACGTACCATAACGAACACGTAATGTATGAATCTGACTTACAGGTCCTGACATTGGTTGAACACCTACTAATTCATTTGCAATGACTGTAGGCATAACACGTCGAATAACCGGTAAAATTACACGGTTAAGTGTTGCAACATTTCCAGAAGCTGTAGCGCCTGTAGACGCAGATTCTTTCAAGTGGATTCGAGTATTTTCCAAAATCATACTCATACTTGAGCGTTTTGTACCGCTTAGACCTTCAAGCAATGCTTCTTTGGTCTCACCCCAACGGTTTTCTAATAGTGCTTGTGACATTCTAATATTCTCCTATTTAGATTTTGTTAAGCCCTGCTAAGGTTTTAATGTCGAATATGTTAGTATCTTCAATTTTTCCTTTAACAGTTTTATCCCCAGTTACTTCTTTAAAACTTTCTGTAACTACTCTTTTCTTCTTAGTAGGTTTGTCAGTCTTATTAGCAAGTACCGCTGGTAGATACTTTTCAAAAGCATTCGATAATCTTCCGGTTTGAACGCTTTCTAATAAATTACTCATGATTTCTTGTTTGTCCTTGTTTAATGGACCTAATAAATCTTTCAACATTTCTGTACGTTTATTATTTTCAGTAATCATTCGTATTTGTTTATTTTTACTTTCAGTAAGTACTTTCAATTTTGTAGTAATCTTCTTAGACTCTGTGATCTTCGAATTTTGACCTGCAATAATATCTTTTAACTTACGTATTTCTGCATTTTCATTTAAGTGTGTTGATACAAACGTTGATGAATATGCTTCAAATATTTCACGACCAAATGCGTTTTCACGCGCCGCTTTAATATCTTCTTGTAATGCTGTCAACTCAGTCTTAAGGTTTGAATGCACATGGTTGCGAACTTTTTCAGCACTTTCAGTAACAAATCGTTTCTTTAATGCGTCTAGTTGCTTACGTGCTTCTGCAACAAGTTTGACTTTTGTTTCCACAATGTCTCGCTTGTCTTGTGCAAACTCTCGAATTTCCGAAGCTAATCTCTTAGCTACAAATGATTCAATCGCTTGTAAACCTTCTGTCTGTTTTAAACGGTCTTTGCGTAGTTCTTTAATTTCTTCAGCTAACTTAGCTGTCATAAAGTTATTAAACTTTGCACCATTTTCAGACATTTGTTTGTTGAATTTAACGCGGTCTTCTGCAAGAGCCACTTTTTCATCTCTAAATTCAGCAATTTCTGCCTGTAAACCTTCTGTAACCATTTTGTCAAGAGCTTCAACCATTACTTTTTTATCATGATTGTGCCGTTGGGCAAATTCTTCACGTAACTCTATACGTAACTGTTCCTTTGCCTCGTTTAATTTTGATTCCCATGCCTCCATAATTTCAGTATGGGTATCTTCATTAATAACGTTACTATCATTTCAGTATGGGTATCTTCATTAATAACGTTACTATCAAGCAATTGTTTGATTGCGTCTAGCATGTTTTAATCTCCTAAATTTTAAGATCTTAAAGATCTTATTTTATCTTTCGATAAAATTCTTCTACCTGGGGAAAATCCCTCTGGTTCTTTTCCAATTTTATATTGCTTGGATACAGTACCATCAGTATACCATTTCTTTCCAGTTTTAATTCCTTTATTCCACGGCGTGGCACCATACATTGAATTATTTTCACCTTGCTGCGATTTGCTTAATTTAGTTTTAGTTGCTAATGTAGCTACATATCCGTATGAATGTGAATCTTTGCCGTTAATTCCTTTGTTCCATGGTGTATGCCCATTCTTAAATGATGGAGCTAATTCGGATCCTATTCCATCATTGTTGTGTTTATTAAAACTAGTTGGATCGTTTTTTGCATCTAACTCAATTAAAATATCAGTTTCAAAATTAACCATATCATGTCTTGTACCACTTGCTAGTATTTCGCGGGTCCAATCATCTTTATTTTCTAGTACTAACGGTTTTACTGTCTTACTAGAACATATGTACCCATCATCGATATGACAGTTTTTTGCAGTTCGTGAGCCAATATACCATTTTTGAGTTGATAATTGTGTCCACTTGTATACAAAAGCTTGTGTCATTATAATTTAAGGTCCTTAATAAATTATTTTTGAACGCGTTTATTTTCACATGCATCTTCTGCAATGCCCAACAAACGTAATCCGCCGTTAAAGTTTTGAATTCCTTCATATATAGCAGTAGGGTATGCATCCTGCGCTGAGGGTTGTGCAACGATATCGATTGTAATAATTTCGAACTCGCTAACGTATCCTGTAGCTTCGTTAACATTACCACTTCCTCTACTAGAAACACCTAGTTTTACATCAGCCATTAACATTGTTTCAATGACTTTGCCCATTGGAGTTGGAAGTATTTTTAACTTGCCATAACCGTCTGACCCATCCATCCACATTTCTGTGATCATATGTGACACACGATCTAAATTTATTTTCAAATCTTCTGGATGGTCTATTTCGCCTAAAACGGAATAGCCACCTTGGATTTGTTCGCTTAGTGTTCTAACTGCTGTATTAATTTCTCTTGCAGGGTATATACGCTGATTAGCATTACGTTGTTCACCTTGAATAACGAGGCCTTTCATGTATAAACTCTTACCATTTTTCCCTTCTGCTTCTTCAAGTGTTATCTTGGCAGCATCATAGGATAATTGTTCCTGTAAAATACTCATAATTTTTCCTAACTTACTTAGTTAGACTTTTTGTACCTTTAGAAGTAACACTTCTCGTATTGGTACCAGCGTCTTCACCTTTACGCTTAGGTTCTGCAACCCTCTTTTCGCGTGGTTCAGTTGTTCCATCACCAGGTTTAACTGCAGGATCTGCAACATTTCCTTCTTCACCAATTTTTTGGTGTGGTTTAGCTGCTGCGCCTTTAGCACCTGCATTATCATTATTAACGCCTTTCTTGTTAACAGTACCTTCTTCAGTACTATTTGAAATGCCTTTTGATACTTTTGTTAGTGCAACATTTTCGCCTAATGCATTTTTACGATTTCGTTTACTTTCGTAACGACCTGCAGCAACCATTTCATCGTCCATGCCCATTTCATCGTCCATGCCCATTTCGTCGTCCATGCCCATTTCGCCGCCAAGCTCATCGTCCATGCCCATTTCATCGTCCATGCCCATTTCATCGTCGCCCATAACAGCTTCAAATTCTGCCATTAATGCTTCAAGCTGGTCTTCTAGATCAACAACACGATCTTCTATGCTACCTTCGTCGTCCATGCCCATTTCATCGTCCATGCCCAGGTCGTGTTCACTGCCCATTTCATCGTCCATGCCCAGGTCGTGTTCACTGCCCATTTCATCGTCACTGTATTCATCGTCTTCTCTCATGCCTTGTTCATCTGCAGAGATATCATTAATAAGTTCGTCGGCTTCGTCGCCGCCTAACCCTTCTTCTGTATCCATAAGTGACTCATAAATGTCACGGGATTTCTCAACTACGATTTCATGAAAAAGTTCATTTGCTTTTGCATCTGCTTCTTCATATATAACCAAGTTAATTAGTTGTTCAAATTTATTCATTTTGGAATCTCCTAAAGTATACTTTTATACGCTTATTTAACAGGTAGGTGCTAAAAGTAGGTGTTTAACCATAGAAAAAGGGTGAAAAGGTGTTTCTTTGCGGAAACTTGCAAGAAATGCAAGTTTTAAAAAATATCTTCGCCGCCCATGTCACCACCTTCTGCGGTCGCGCCATATTGTGCTCTAATATTTTCTAGTTTTGCTTCTTTTTCGTATTCACGAATGTCATTCATTTTACGAAGTTTGTTAATTTGCTTTAATGTTAATCGTGTTTGACGTAGAGCATACTTGGTACTCTGATCGTCCTCTAAATCCTGCATGCCAGGTACCGCTGCCTGAATTTCATTTAAAATTACAATATCAGTTATCTTCATGACAATATTTCCCATTTTTATATCCTGGATTTCGACGGCCACGAACTGTTATTCGCCCCAAATAATACCCAGTAGGCTCAGCGCCCGGATAACATAATAACGAGGTATCATCATCAATGTTACTGTACCATTTTTTTCCCAATGACATTTTTTTCCCGTAAAATGGATTGTTTTTTCCTTTGGCTAAGCCTTTTTCTTTTCTAGTAATACTTATTTTTTTACTAAATGCAGCTTTCCGTTCCTTTGACCAATTTTGCCTGGTATTGCTAACTGTTTTCTTTTTTAATTCACCCACAGTTGCTTTCCAGAGTGGATTGTTAACCGGCTGTTTAACAGATCTAGATTTTTTCTGTTTTGTTAAATCTGAACACGTAACACCAGTGTTGTCAAACCCTGTAGAAGTTTGCTTAACTTTATTATAAAATCGATTGTTAACTGCTACGTCATACCGATTATGTAATTCGATTTCGTGGCTCATTGCTTCAGCTCTAGTATCCCATACTCTTAAAATACGTTTTACAAAATATTGTTTACCTATCTTTTTAATATCTTCACTAAGTGATTTGCTCGATCCCCAATATTCGCCATAACCTGTGTGAACACCAATGTACAGCAAACCTATATTTTTATTCTTAATAAGATATGTATAATGATAATTCTCTGTTTTTTTCATACTGTTATTTATCTCAGTCTACCACGGTGGGATGGCCCGGCCATCCCACGAGACTCCTCAGAATCAGTTGTATTTGGCGCAGAATGTGGTTTGCCTATCATTTCAATTGGCACTTCTATTTCGTCGCCATTATAATCTAACAAAACATAGCCGGCTTCAGCCGGTTCGTCCATAACATAAAAGTCATTCCCATCAGAGTTAATCTTTTTAACCCAGTGATTGTATTCTTCTAGATCGCCGTCGGCATAAAACTTTGCGAATTCTTCTACATTTCGCACTGAAACTGTACTACCGGGTCTTAGATTATTGTTTTCATTCATTGAGCTAGTACGCTCATGATCTGCAATAGTTCTGGATAGCATACGCATCACTTCGACTTCAGTTAGTATTTTATTTTTATTTTTATTTTTCATATTTGTATTTATGGTAACTCAGCGTCTACTTCACTTGCTTCGGGCCCATCTTCTGCGCCTTCAAGGTCTTCCTCTTCGCCATCTTCAAAATCATCTAGATTTTCCAAGTCTGCATCCATACCGCCTGGAGTAACACCAACACCACGTAAATCACTACCACTAGTGCCTTGTTCGGACTCTGGTATATTATTTTCTTCACGATACATTCTTTCATTCTCAGCGATTTCGTCTTCTGTTAACCCAAGATATCGTTTTAGTGCAAATCGTTTTGACATATATGGAATATCTGAGACGCTGCCGTAATTTCCAAGACGTACTCCATCCATTTCAGCTTGTTTTGAACTTGCAAAGTTCTGTGGTTCATTAAATTTAATATCAAATATTTTAGAATCAATATTAAAACCGCGCCATGCTAGGAACATTTTAAATTCATCGTTTAAATGAGTAATAATATTATTCTGCAACCGTTCACAGTACTGATTAAATCTAAATTCTTGTATTAGTGCAACACCTATACGACCATCATTCATAGTATTTTGACTATCTTCAGGTCCTGTTGGTAAGTAGCTTGATGGCACACGTAATCCACGCGCCATTTTGTTATTAAAGTATTTTAAATCATCAATTTCTGATAAGTTTTGACCACCCGGTAATGTTTCTACTTTTGACCCGCGTCCATCTGCAGAGTTATGTACATATACACCTGCAGATGTTGCAAATACATGTGAATTTGAATTGTTTTCTATTGTTATATCACATGTATCTTCTTTATGTGCTAAGATTGTAACAGAAACTACTTTGTGATTTAAATTATATTCTTGCTTAAATTCTCCCCATTTATCATAGCCGCCATAGTTAACAATCTTATTCAATTGTTTATCAGTGACAAGATATTGCATTGGTCTATTTTTATCACGCAACAATGTCGGATTTGCATTTATAAATGTTTTTTGGAATGTTTCATCAGTTCTAAGAACCTTACACATTTTAGATACACTAGTAAATCCTTGATTAAATAATTCGCATGTACGCATGTACATCGCATCATCTATTAGAATGGTTTTTGCAGCTGAAACTCTTTTCTGTGTTTGTTTTAATGCATCTCGCGACCGTTTTGCAGATTCAGGGCGTTTCCAAGTGTTTGCTCCATTGATTTTGCCTCGTTCAGCAAGCATTTGTTTAAATTCTGGTGTTGCATTGATATGTAATTGTCGAATACCATCCAATAATTTTTGTCTGCTAGCTGGGTTATCCCATTGTTTTT